CAAGATACACTGCAAACTTTACACCTTCAACAACTCAGCTCCCTGTAAGCGGCAGTACTACTCAGGTTATCACAAGACCTCAAGTTATCCAAGGAGAAATCGATCTAGGCTCCAGCCCAACTTGGACGGGTACATCAGGGGTTACAGTAGCTCAACAATCTTCTGGTAACTATAGGCTAACATTTGCAACAGCCTATAGCGCAATTACAGATTACGTTGTATTTGCACAAACTATGGATCAATCGGCTCCTGCCTATGCGCAAGCAACTAGGGCAACTGGGTACGTGGATTTTGAAGTTAAATCTCAGTCGGCAAATGCCGCTGTTAATGACGGATCGATTGCTGTTCAAGTATTTAATAAAATGGTATAATAAAAATTAACTATGGCGCAAGAAGCTTCATTTATAAGAAAACAGATTCAGGCTCAACAAGCATTTGAAATCCTTTCAAAAAAGACCGGTGGGCTTGAGTCTGATGCTTTTATCCACTCTGGCATTATTGCGGATGTTAACGATCCAGAAAAGAGAGGCAGAGTAAAAGTTATATATGGCGTAGATGAAGCAACTACAAAAACAGAATGGATTCCTGTGCTTAACGCAGGCACGGGTATTCTTACGTCTCAACTCATAGACTCAAATGTGATTGTAGGATCTATTTCTGGAAATATTAATGATCCTGTGGTGCTAGGAGTTTACAACAACGAGATGATTTCCTCTCTCCCTACAGCTGTTCCCACCATTGATAAAGCTGCAGTTCAGTTTGTAAATGATCCTGGTACTCAATGTAACAAAGAAAACGAGGGGAAAATGTATGTTTTCTCTAATAACGTATCTCAAGACTTAAAAATCTGTCTCAGAAGAAATAACAGGCAAGAAGGGCCAGATAAGGACGTATTTGAGTGGAAAAATATTACTAGGGGATTAGTTGTTCAAGGAGACAACGATCCTAAAGAAATTGAGCAGGGCAACGTATTAATGGAGCAAGACCCCCTTGGTAAATGTAGCCAAGAAAGAGAGGGTGAGCAAGTTCAATTTACAGAGGATAGAGATTATAGGCAAATGCTTCTCACTTGTAAAAAAGATGAGAATAAAGAATGGGGATGGGTTCCAGTATCTACGGTCCCTACGTATTTTAAATCTACATTGCCTAAATGTACAGAAAAAGTTCATGGGCAAACTGCTCTTCACGACGACGGAAATAACTCTGAGATGATTATTTGCGTTAGGTATAATAAAGAGATGAAGTGGGTAAAGTACGGGAGCAGAGAGGTTGTGCAATGGGAAGGAACACCTGTACCCACTCCAGAAGAGGTTGCTAAAACAATACCCAATGCTTTACTACAAGTCGGAGGAGCAGCGGCCGCAGCAGCAGCAGCTGGAGGCCCTTTAGGTGCCTTATCTTCTGTTATCTCTAATCCTGACAATGTAAATAGTATTTTAGGTTCGGCCCTGGGAGCGATGGGAGGTTTGGCTGATCTGGGCTCTCTAGGAGGAGTTGCAGATCAGATTAGCGGAGTAGCCGATATAGCTACTAGCGTAGCCGGAACATACGCAAACATTGCCGCGGGCGGAGTTCCAGTAGCAGATGCAATGACATCAGTATTAGATACTGCAACAAGTATTGCTCAGGTGCCTAGCAATATACCTAACACGTATCTCACTCCGAGTGGTGCTAAAGCTCTTGCAGATCAGGCCGCTCTAAACCCTGACAACGCGGACTTAAACTTTGCAGAAGAACTTTCCACAGAAGAATTTAAAGATAAATATGGTGTAGATGGCGACGACCCGGCTTTAGAACTATTATAAAATAATGTTTAATTCTACCGAAATTTTAACAAGCTCTGGTATTGAGGCGATGTCGGCAGCTTATCAATCTATACAAAGCCCTCAAGAAAAAGGAGTTTTTTCAGCCGCACTAGTTGGCGGTGCTGGAGGAGCATTTGATGCTGCTGCTCAGTATGGAATGGATACGCTTCCAGCTGGACCCGTTAATGATTTTGCAACTGCGGCTGTTAGTAATCTAGACCTTACAAAAGCACCAGGTGCTATACAAAATGTGATAGATGGCGGACTAAGCGGAGGGTTATCTGCTGCTGTTGGCGATATCGCTGGAGGAATAGATTTTAATAACGTTAACGTAGCAGGTTTAGGCGATCAACTTGCCGGAGGTGGTTTTGGCGATGTTGCCGGACTTATGCAAAATTTTTCTAACCAACCTGGCCTTAACTCTTTAGTTCCCGGCCTTCCAACAACGGCTTCTTCTGTCTTAGGAGCGGCCGGTCTAGGAGGACCTTGGGCGGCAGCTATTCCTGCCGCAGGTTTAGGAATCCAAGGTGCTACTGCTTTGCTAGGTGGGCAAAATCCCATGGGTGCTATACTTGGCGGCGGTGGAGCTTTTGGATCTTTGCTTGGAGGGGTCGGAGGTTTGTTCGGTGGAGGTGGAGGTAATCCTTGTCCCTGCTTACCAAAATGTAGAAAGGTAGATCATGGAGCTGCCAGCAACGGGGTAAACCCATTAGAAGCAGCAGGGGCGCTAATAGAAAATAACTCTAATAAGTACGGATCTGATATTCTTAATAATAACGCTACTTGCCTTGCGCAAGCTGCAGGATTGGATTTCTCTGGGATTGGAGAATCGCTTATTCCCAGTAACATTCTTAATTTAACAGGGGCAATTAGTAGCATACCTGCATTAGATGACCCTGCAGGAAGGCTAGAAAAAGCAATAAAAGGAGGGGCAGAACAGTCTGATTTAATGCTTGAATTTATGTACGCCTTTGAGGGTATGGAGAAAGGGCTTAAGTTTGCAGATAACAATATCAGCCAATTAGAGTGGATTAACCATATTAACTTAATAAAAGGACTATTAGGCTACGACAAAATAATTACCGGCGCCGGTTCTGTTTTAGATTTGAATGCCGCCGATACAACAGAACATGCTCAAGCAATTACAGATTTGTTTGCAATGGTTCAAAAACTTGATGGTGCTTTATATAGGGGGTCGATAGGACTTGCCCCTACTCCTGCAATCTTAGCTTCAGCGGCTAATATAAAAGAAATCCCTGCAAAATACGCAAAGAATAAAGCATTTTTAATAGCAAACGTAATCAAAGATATAAAACAAGCCATTGATCTTTTAATGGATTTAGATCCAGAGTTCGGGATTGCATTTGATCTAAGCGATAGCGATCAGAAATTTAATCAGTCTAAAGTCTTAAACGATTCCTTATCAGCAAAAATATCAAGCTCTGCACCTCAGGAAGATAAAGTCAACTATACTTTCTCGGCAGCAGCGGGTAATAACAGCTCACAGAATCCATTTAGGTCATTGAGTAATAGTCAGATTAGCTCTGGCGAATTTGATACACTAATCTCCCAAGTAAATAATGAACAAGAAAGAGCTAGAAAACGAGAGAGCGATTGTAGCTGATATGCAAAAGAAGGGGAGTAGTCTCTCCTCTTCTGACAAAGAAGAACTACTTAGGTTGAAATGCAGAACTGACTTTGTTACTTTTGCAAAAATTATCACCGATCTTCAGTTCAAGTCGTATCCTGTCCACGAGCTAATTTGTTCGTATCTTCAGAACATTGGAGACGGTAATAAGGACTATAAGCGTAGCGCTATTTCTTTACCTCCAAGAACAGGAAAGTCGATGCTTATCTCGCGGATCTTTCCAGCCTGGCAAATGGGGCGGAGTCCTACAGCTCAGTTTATTATGAGCTCATATGCATTGGGTCTATCTACAGAAAACTCTAGAGCTGTTCTTGATTTTATTACCTCTGAAAAGTTTTCGTGGATATTTCCAGAATGCGAAATTAATAAAGAAAAATGCAACCTCACCGCTCTGAGAACAGAGAACGGAGGGTTGATCAAGATTGCCTCTGCTGGATCTAGTGTTACTGGATTTGGATATGGTGTTATTGCAGATGACGATTTACCAGGTATTGGTATCCTTGATGACCTTCTTGCTGATGGTAACTCGCTAACTGTTATGGAGAGCACGTTTGGTTGGGTTCAAGCTCAGTTTTTAACTCGTGGTTTGCCTAACCACGCTATTATTTCTATGGGAACAAGGTTCCATTGCGATGATGTTATTGGTAGGTTGCTGAGTGCAGACAGAGATAACTGGAAAGAACTAAATGTTCCGGCCATCTGTGTCGACGAGGAGAATGATGCATTAGGAAGGAACTTAGGTGAGTCTCATTGGCCAGAGTTTTTTCCTGTAGAGAACCTTGAAGCCATTAAAAAATCTATTGGCGAAAGGGATTTTAACTCTCTGTACCAGGGTCAGCCTGCCGGTGATGCAGGTGCCATCTTCAAAGAACATTGGTTAGAAACCTATCCTAAGCAAGAAAGATATTCTTACATCTATGCCACAATCGACACGGCTTATAAAGCCACGAGCATGAATGACTTTACTGCAATTTGTGTATGGGGTTTGGCAAAAGATAAGAGCCTTAAGCTTCTTCACGTAGTTATGGAGCGGATGGAGTTTCCAGATCTTCAAAAGCTAATCCCTAAAGTTGTTAAGCAATGGAAAGTTAGATGTGTATATATCGAAGGAAGAGCAAGCGGAGTTCCATTGATTCAAACTCTACGATCTACTCTGGATATACAAATAAAGGAAATCGTACCGTCTAAAGATAAAGTACTAAGAGCCAACTCAGTAGCGCCCTTAGTCGAAGAAGGTAATGTTAGCATTTACGAAAACATTCCTAGTCTTCAAGAAAGAATTAACGAACTAACCTCGTTCCCTTTTATTAAAAACGACGACTTTGTAGATGCATTTGTGTACGGAATTACCGTATACAGAGATGAGTTAATGGGAGGGAGAGGCACATCCTCTGGTGGAATTAGAACTTCTTTGCCCCGATTGAGCTATGATTCCCCATCTTCTAGAAAATCCGCTGGGTTAGGATCATTATTAAACGACAGAAGAAACACCCGTAATGCCGGGGGTGTGCGTTATCTCTAGCGCATGGTATAATTACAAAAGTCGTAGGTTTTGTATAGTAAAACGACGAGCGCACGCGATTTATTTATTAGTAAAACATTTGAGATATGACAAACTCTACACAATTTAAATATAGAGTAGTTTTCTTCAAACAACCAACATGTGTTGCATGTGAAACTATGAAGCCTATTTGGGTTGAGGTTGCAAATAAGATTTGCGAAGAGTACCCCCATTATAACGTTGGTTTTGG